GGAGTATTAACACATAGCAGCCTACCGCTGCGTTGCTATAACAAAGTATACGCAGACTGGTTCAAAGACGAAAATCTCATAGACAATCCGGTACTCCGCACGGAAGACAGCGGAGACCTGGCAGCAGACTTTATCCTCCGGCGCAGGGGCAAGCGTCACGATTACTTCACAAGCGCATTGCCCTGGACACAGAAAGCAGATCCCGTATTGCTACCACTAGGAGACAAAGCACCTGTGGTAGGCTTCGGTAAAATGGATCAAACGTTCGGAGGACCGAACCAGGTCGTATACGAAACAGGCGGAGGAACCAGGACATACCTTAACGCACAATCAGTCTCGGCCTCGGACGCAGCAGCGACGTTCTACGTCGAACAGGATCCCGATCATGTCGGATATCCCGCAATATATGCGGATCTATCAGCAGCGACAGCAGCAACAATCAACCAACTGAGAGCATCCTTTCAGATCCAGAAACTACTAGAGAGAGATGCCAGGGGCGGAACCAGGTATACGGAACATCTGAAAGCATCATGGGGAGTAACGTCTCCCGATTTCCGGCTTCAGCGGTCAGAATTCCTGGGATCAGGATCCGCGCCGATCTCGATTAACCCAGTAGCACAGACATCAGGATCCCCCGGAACGGGAGGATACACAGATACACCGCAGGGAAACCTCGCAGCATTCGGAACAGCATTAGGATCCGGTGGCTTCACCGGTCACTTCACTGAGCACGGATACGTGCTCGCCCTGGCTTCCGTTCGTGCGGATCTTACCTATCAGCAAGGCCTTCGCAAAATGTGGAGCAGAAAAACCCGCTACGATTCATATCTCCCAGTATTCGCATATCTGGGAGAGCAGCCGATAAAAGAGCGGGAGATATACTGCACGGGCCTGGGAGATCCGGCAACGGCAACAGGAGATCATTCAATCTTCGGATACCAGGAAGCCTGGGCAGAATACAGATACTTCCCCTCGATGATCACCGGATTATTCCGGTCGTCTCACCCTCAACCGCTTGATGCCTGGCATCTAGCGCAGAACTTCACAACAGCACCAACCCTCAATCAGACGTTCATCGAAGAAAATCCGCCGATGGAAAGAGTAGTAGCAGTTGGCGCAGGCGCAGCCGGTCAACATTTCATAGCGGATATGTTCTTTGATATGAACGTAACAAGGCTCATGCCCATGTACAGCGTACCGGGCTTGATCGATCACCTGTAGATAAAAGAGCGGGGATAGGGGGCTCTGCCGAAGGCAGGATCCCCCGACTCCCCGCTACAATTCCAGAATTTAAGGAGATCGATCATGGGATATATGGACACAGAAAGTCAACTACCAGGACTATCAGGAGCAGGATCTCAATCTCCAATAAACCTGGGAGGAATGACAGGATCCGCGCAAGGCGCATCAAAAGGGTTTAACCCTCTATCCGCCCTGGGCGGATTAGGATTAGAAGTAGGCTCTGCCTGGTATGGTAACAGGCAGGCACAAAAAAGACAGCGGGAAGCATTCGATCAACAAAAATGGATGATGCAAAACCGCTATCAAATGCAGACAAAGGATCTCATGGCCTCAGGCCTCAATCCGATGTTAGCAGTAACACAAGGCGCACCAATGCCCAACGCGCCTGCAGCAGCCAAAACAGATAAGCCCGACATCGGGCAAATGTCAACAATCATGTTGGCCACGGCACAAGCAGCCAAAACAGCACAAGAAACAGAAAACTTAAAAACAGAAAACGAAATAAACTTAAACACAGCAGCAGCCTGGCCAACAACAATGACAAAACTCGCAAGAGAAATCGAAAAACTGGAACAGGAAAAGGCAACAGGAAAAGCATCGGAAGAAGATCTAAAGCGCCTGGCGGATCTACACAAGGCACAAGCGGACGCAGAGCGTCAAGGGATAAAGATGAAAAGGCCGGAGGAAATAGCATCCGGCCTGGACGCAGCCACTTATTCAGCAATGGCAAGCAGAGTATTAAAACCGCTAATAGACGTATTAGCAGGAGCAGCAAAAATCAAATAGAGGAGGAAAAAAATGTTCATCAGAAACGCGTACAACTACGATACAAAAGAAGCATCAGAAGAAAGCGGCCTGGCCTGCCTGGATCCCAGTCTCACACAGCAGGATCAGGCGGAGGACGTTAACGACCTGGTACGGATGTTCGGGATCACCGGAAAAATGCCCACCAATATGCGTATCCCGCAGTCTGGTGACTTCACAGGCGTAGGTACGTACCAGGAGTGCCTACAGGCAGTAAAACAGGCAGAAAACGAATTTATGAAACTCCCCGCAGTATTGCGGGAGAAATTCAAGCATAGCCCGCAAAACTTCATCACGTTCATAGAGGATCCGAAAAACGCGGAAGAAGGCGAAAAAATCGGACTCTGGAAGTTAAAACGGGCGCAAGAGGCTGCAACGGCTCAGCCGGCAGCAGCCGAAGGCGCAACAAAAGTATCAGAGAAAAAGGCATAGACAGACCTATCCATACTCGGTATAATAGGTCTGTCTGACAACTAAGTCAGACAAATAAAAAAAGAGAGGAGAAACAAGGACATGAGACCGTTAAGCCGAAGGCCGGTAAATAAGCGCAGCAGCGCGCGTAAGTTTCGACATGGCGTAAGCAAAACCAAGCACGTGAACATCAACCCGAACCCCATGCGTGGCGGGATCCGCCTCTAATGGGTTGCAATTACCCTGGTCGGGCATATCGCATCGGAGATAAGTTAAACCGCCCGATCGGGGTAGTCTTTGCACTAAAACAGGGTTACAACGTGCTTCAGGAGATCAAAGTCCCATGCGGTCAATGTCTAGGGTGTAAGCAAAAGAGAGTCCGTGACTGGGCGCTTCGCTGCCAGCACGAGGCAAGAATGTGGGAGCACAACTACTTCATCACCCTGACATACAATGACGAACATTTGCCAGATGGCAACAGTTTATGCTATAGTGATTTCCAAGCGTTCATGAAAAAAGCCCGGCATTGGACGGGCATATTCGACTGGAAAACAAAAAAGCAATGGGACAAAACAAAGATAAGGTTCTTCATGTGCGGAGAATACGGAAAACTAAAGCGACCGCACTATCACGTCTTGCTATTCAACTTTCCAATCCCCGATCTAGAATTCCTGAAAGAAACAGAAAAAGGATCCAGGCTATATACGAGCGAGATAGTGTCCTGGATGTGGGGCAAAAGAGGATTCATCACCATAGGATCGGTGGAGTATCAATCAGCAGCATACGTGGCACAGTACTGCGTAAAGAAAATGGGATCCGAGGAAGAGGACTATCAATTCATAGATCTAGAGACAGGGGAATTGTTCCAGAGATCCAGGGAGATGATTCAAATGTCCAGGTCGCCTGGCATTGGATCAACCTGGTATGATAGATACAAGGAACAAATTTTCCCCGTAGATCTATGCATCGCAAATGGAAAAAAAGTCCCAGTCCCTAAATACTACAGCAGCAGATACAAGAAAGCGGATCCCTCAGCCTACGAGGACGTTATTGCAAAGCGTCAAGAAAATACCAAACACAGGATGGCGGACAATACAGAAGAGCGCCTCCTGGTCAAAGAAGAATGTCTCAAAGCAAGAATAAACTTTTACAGCGGAGACCGCTAATGACACCATTTTGAATACTAGTAGTAGCACCAGGTGTATTCCTGGTGTATCTCATAATGAGGTGATAACATGAAAACAGTAGTGTGCAGCATAAGAGACATTAAAGCAGAGACGTACGCACAACCCTGGTTTGTAGTATCGGAAGCGGTAGCGGTAAGATCCTTCACGGATCTAGTAAACAACCAGGAGAGAGGCGGAACAATGTTCACGCATCCGGAGGATTATCAATTATTCGCGATAGGAGAGTACAATGACAATACTGGCGAGATTGTGGCGATTAATCCTCCGAAACATCTGGTATCAGCGAACAGCGTCAAAAGAGAAAACCCCAACGGTAGCATTACGAAATTTTAGCCGGAGGGATTATGTTCGTCTTCAAAGTAAAGCGCCCGACCTTCTGCTTGCAATGCAGAGTAAGAGGCGTAATATGCGAAATAAAAAAAGTACGTAAAGGAACAAAAGAATTACCGCCCATGTGGTGGGCGTATATAAACTATCTCGATCTCAAGGAGGAGAACTATGCACCGCAACAAATCGGTAGACGTTCATCAGTTTGCAATGGTTCCAAGAGCAGACATACCGCGTAGCAGTTTCAAGAGACAATTCACACACAAGAGCACATTCGACGCAGGGTACTTAGTACCCATAATGTGCGACGAGATCCTTCCAGGGGACTCGTTCAATGTCAGAGCGACAATCTTCGCGCGAATGGCAACTCCGATATTCCCGATCATGGATAATATGTACATTGATTACTTCTTCTTCTACATACCGAAAAGGTTGGTATGGAAGAACTTCGTAAAGCAGCAGGGCGAAAGAGACAATCCAGACGACAGCATAGATTACCTGGAACCGCAAATATCATCACCCGCGGGCGGATGGCCCGCGCTGTCGATCTACGATTACTACGGTCTACCGACAGTCGGCCAGGTGGATCCTACCGGAGTATTAACACATAGCAGCCTACCGCTGCGTTGCTATAACAAAGTATACGCAGACTGGTTCAAAGACGAAAATCTCATAGACAATCCGGTACTCCGCACGGAAGACAGCGGAGACCTGG